TGATCGCATCCGCATGGACGGTTACGGCATGATCGGTGCTCGTAGCTACCCTGATGTTATGGGGGCGAAGAATTACACCGATGTTGGCGATGGTGGCATCGTGACATCACGCGGCACCTACCAGTATGGCTTTGGTGGCGAGAATGAAGGCTTGGTAGACTTCTTGAATCGCATGTCTGGCGACATGGGCGAAGGTAAACGCTTCGTAATTGAGAAGGCTCCACTAGCAGCCACCGGCGCAAAAGTTAAGCGCGTACGCAAGAAGAGAAAGTAATGGCCAATTTGAAGCAAATGCTGATAGAGCAAGCAATGCGAGCTGGACAGCTAAGCCCAGAATCTACGCGCATCTCACAGCGATTACCTACTGCGACTACTGCAACAGAAGATCCGTACCTGCAGAATCTACTTATCAATCAGACCGTCCTAGATCAATCAGGCACTCTTGGCAAGAACATGGAAGTGTTCAAAGGACCAGACTACAACTTCAGGTTGGGCCGTGGCAAAAAGCCTGAAACCGTTGCAAAGAACGTGAAAGGTCAGATTGTCGATAATCTTCTGTACCTTTACGACATGACGCCAGACGCAATGCATGGTCAGGCTAAGCTTTGGTACGACGGTGCAAACAAGCTGTCTGGCCAGTTTTCTGATGCTTACGGCCACAGTAAAGACGCAGTTTCTGGTGTGATGGCTGCGCTATCTCCGCAAATGGACTGGTACAAGAATGTAACGTTGGCAGAGCGCACGTTAGATGCATTTGCTCGCAGACATGATGGCCTGCCGCCTGAAGCAAAAGATTGGATGCAGAAATACTTTTTCCGTCAAGCAAAAGACGAGAAAGACGCAGCCAAGATAGCTAAAGATTTACCAGATGCAGAAGCAGTGCTCAATCTCCCATGGGAAGAGCTGAGCAACAAGCAGAAAGCGATCTGGATACGTGCTTACGATGAAGGCACAAACCCTCGCGGATATCGCATTGTTACGCCTGATGGCCAGTTCGGTGATCACGTTCTAACGAAGAAAGGCGAAGAAGCTAAAGCCGGTTGGGGTAGCTTTACTGATATTGGTAAGGCGGTTTCAGTATTGGAAAACCCAAGCATTGAGAACATCTCTGGCCAGATGGGTAATGCCCACAAGGTTCGCAACTTCTTCAACAATATCCGCAACCCTAACGATCCACATGGCGACGTTACGATTGATACTCATGCTGTTGCTGCAGGCCATATGGAGCCTTTCAGCGGCGCATCTAAGCCGGTAATGGTAAACCTTGGCGCAGGCCCAAGCTCATCTGTTACTGGTGCTCAAGGCTCTTACGGCTTATATGCTGATGCATATCGTGATGCGGCTAAGCAGGTTGGCGTGTTGCCACGTGAAATGCAGTCTATTTCTTGGGAAGGTGTCCGCGGCCTGTATTCGCCACAGTTCAAATCCCAGAAGAAAAACACCGATCAGATTGCCAAGGTGATGGCTGACTATAAAGCCGGCAAGCTATCGCTTGAGCAGGCACAAAAGATAGCTACTGATATTGGTGGTGGTATCGAGCTGCCATCTTGGTACAAAGAAGGCAGAGATGTTCGCAATGTTAAGTCTACTGCGACATCTAGCTACAAGAAGGGCTTGGCCGGCATATTGGCGACAGCTACTTCTGGCAGTGCATTGGCAGATGATGCGCAAGACGCAATGTCCGATACTGGCCTTGATCAATTGCGTGAAGGTCAGGCCAAAGCCGGACTAAAAGACTACATGCAACGCCCAATGAGCAAGATGGGTGACGTTAACCCTACTCGTGAGCATGCGGCCAAGGGCGAGATTGACAGATCGTCACGCATGCGCCAGATGTACATTGACAAGCTTGGGCCAGATCGAGGCTCTGAGGCATTTAATGCCGTGCAGCAGGTTATCGAGCAAGTTAAGAGAGACGCTTACCTTGAGTTACAGCAGAAGCTGTACGACACCGGATCTCACCCGAATCAGCTCAACTCACACCGAGCACCGGCTAGTGAGACCATGGTTGATCTAGGCGAAGCACTGCAGTCTAAATACGGCATGGGCATGCTAGACATCACAGGCAAGGCAATCGAGCGCATTGGCCAAGGCGAGAAGCTAGGCCCGATGGAATTAGGCTTAGCCGGATTAGAGTCAGCTACATTGCCGTTTACAGCAGGTAGTGCAGGCTATCTCAAGAACGCAGCCAAGGTTGGTGGTTTCGCCGGCACAGGCGCAGGCGTTGATGTCGGTCTGACAACTGGCCTATCTGCCAATACACTACGCTCAATCCTAAAGCGCATGCAGGAAGAAGAGGCGACGCGTGGACGATAGAGAGATCAACAACCTGCTAGATGCGATCAAGATGATGACCGGCGGTTATCGTGCTCGTGGTGAAGAGATGCAGATCACTCCACAAAAGAGCAAATGGGGCGACTTCCAAGCACGAGATGAAGACGGCTATCTGCTCTACAATGAAGACTTTACAGATGACGGTAAGATGGTGCCTTACGAGGCAAACCTAAGCCGTGAACAAGCGTATACTGTCATGGACGCATTGCGTAATATGGCGCATTATCGCCCTATGCCAGAAGACGTAGGCTCACCAGAGTATGATCAAGAGCTCATGCGACGGTACAAACAATTCTTTGGATTTAAGTGATGGCCATAACGAATTACACAAACCTGCAGACAGCGATTGCGGATTTTCTTAACCGTGATGACCTAACGTCTGTCATTCCTACGTTTATCCAGTTGGCTGAAGCTCAGATGAATCGTGAGATTCGCCATTGGAAGATGGAAGCCCGCTCTAGCGGTCAGCAATCTGGCGGCGATCAATATATGCAGATTCCGGCTGATTGGTTAGAAACCATCCGATTGCACGTCACCGATCAAGGTACATCGGCAATCACGATGACCTCACGCGCAGCAATGGCTGACATTCGCGCTAAGAATGAAAACGTATCCACAAAGACAACGTACTACTACTGCCACGCTGACGGTCAGTTTGAGTTATATCCAACTCCTGCCGATACCATGAACGTAGAATTGTTGTATTATCAAAAGATTCCTGATCTGGCTACCAACAGTACCAACTGGTTGTTGACTGACGCGCCAGACGTTTACCTATATGGAGCTTTGCTCCACAGTGCGCCATACTTGGCTGAAGATGCTAGAGTCGCAGTCTGGGCGCAAATGTATTCTGCCGCAGTGCAGAATGTTAACAGCGCGTCTGAGAAGGCACGTTATTCCGGCTCTGGCATGACACTTAAACTACGAGGATTGGGCTAATGTCTTTTTCAAATTATTTAGAAACCGAGTTGTTGGATCACGTTTTCGCGAACAACGCTTACACATCACCTACTACCGTTTATGTAGGTTTATTCACATCAGCTCCGTCTGAAGCAGGCGGCGGTACTGAAGTATCTGGCGGCTCTTACGTCCGTAAAGCAGGTTCTTTCTCAGTATCAGGCAACACAGCGACTACATCTGCTGCAATTGAGTGGCCTACTGCTACAGCGTCATGGGGTACTATCACTTCAATCGGTATCTACGATGCATCAACATCAGGTAACTTGTTGGCATACGCTAACCTGTCATCATCTAAGGCCATTGCTTCAGGTGACGTGTTCCGTATCCCTACTGGCGATATTGACATTACTCTGGACTAATTAGATGGCTTTTGCTTACGGCGATGCTAACTTTGGTGACGGTTATTATTCCGTTACCAAATACGTTGATGCGGCGGCTACGGTTGCCGCGTCTGCGTCTACATCTGCCGTAGGTAATCGTGTCCAATTTGCTGCGTCTGTAATCTCTAACAGCTCAAGCACGTCAGCACAGGCGTTCTTAACTGCTAGTCGATCAGCAGCAATATCAGCATCTGCAACGGTAGATGGTCTTGGCTTACGCATTGGCACGGCTAACTCCATCATCGTAAATACATCTGGTGTTGTAACTAACGCCATCAGGGTGCAAAACGCATCCTCAACGATCACAAACACTAGCTCAACGTCTGCTAGTGGCTTTGGTACGTTTAGCCGTTCTGCGGCAATTTCAGCCACATCAGCAACGGGATCGGTTGTATCAGAGAAGATACATCTAGGCTCAGCAACTATTGCTGCTACTTCTAGCATTGCGGGAGTAGGTAGCGCGGTCGCGATTGGTGGCAATGCATCTACAAGCTCATCTTCTACCGCTTCTGCTTCTGGTGTGCGTATTGGTGAGTCTTCAGCGGCTATTGCTCCTGCGGCTACGGTCACAGCAGCGGCTAACTACACGATATCGTCTGCAACCGCTACGGTATCGGCAACTGCGACAGTAGATGGCTTAGGTTTACGGGTTGCTCGCGCTGAGTCGATCATTGCCAATACTTCTGGCGTTGTAACGTCTGCTCTTATCGTCAAAGACGCATCTTCATCTTTGGCGGCTACATCAAGCACAACATCATCTGGCTTGAAGATTTACCAGTCAGACGCTAGTGCCACACCATCTGCGACAGTCAGCACCTCTGGCACAAGGATTCAGCAAGGTGAAGCTACTTCAGCGGCATCTGCATCAGCCACAACATCGGCTGAAATTATCTACTTATCTAGCGCATCGCCTACGGCAACATCCGCTACTACAGGTTCAGGCGTTAGAGTCACAGACGCATCAGCAAGCCTAGACGCATCACTAACGGTTACAGCAAACGGTTATGCAACTATTCTAGGTTCAGCGTCAGATTCAGCATCTGCAACGGTTACGGCTATTGGAAACCGTGTGCAATTTAGCTCTGGTGTTGTATCATCAACATCAGTAATTATTACGATTGGTCGGGAAAAGTGGGAAGTAATCCCAGTAACGCCGATCACTTGGACTAACATCGCTGCCTGAGGATTAATCAATGGCTGATACTACGACTACTAACTATTCGCTGACAAAGCCAGAAGTCGGCGCATCAGAAGATACTTGGGGTACTAAACTCAACAGTAACCTTGACACCATTGATACGCAGTTAAAATCAACTGACAACAAGGCAAGTATTAACCCGCTGACTACAACAACACCAACATCAACTGATTTGATTGCGGTGTATGACGTATCAGCAGGAGCAGTACGCAAGGCAACGATTGCTAACGCGGCTTTGGTTGGTCCTACTGGTCCAACTGGACCTGCCGGTGCAAATGGCGCAACTGGACCTACGGGTCCTGCCGGTCCTGCCGGTCCTGCCGGTCCAACGGGTCCAACCGGACCTACTGGCCCAACCGGACCTACTGGTCCTGCCGGAACGCCATCAACCACTTTTGCTGCTGTTGGTAGCTACGGGCTGTTCTACACTTGGTCATCATCCGGTGTTGCCGTTGGCAATACAAAAGCAGGTTCATACCTGAGATATTCCTCTTACGAATCTAATCACACAGCTTATAACGGTCTTTATATGGACGATAACGCCTATTACATTTATAAAGGTGGTGCTTTCCCAAACGGTCTTGGAATTACTGCGTTATCAGGCACATGGCGAAACATGGGCGTTGGTTCATCATGGTCTAACACAAATGCCAACGATGGATATCACACATTAAACCTTTGGTGCCGCACAGCGTAATTAGGAGATAACAATGCCTTTAAATGAAAGAACAGTAAACGCTGCGCGTAATCCACAGTGGGCTGATAAAGAACAAACATCAATCAATCTTGAGGTTGACTTTGACGAGCTAGACGAAGAGTACGTTGAATTTAACGCACATCCAAACGACATAGTTTCTTGGGGACCAGACTTATACAATCGCGCTGTTGCAGGTGAGTTTGGCGAGGTTGCTGCATATCAACCACCTGCTGATGTTACTGGCGATGAAGCAATGGTTCAGCTTCGCAGATGGCGAGATGCACAATTAACTAATGTTGTTGATCCAATAGTGACAAACCCTTTGCGTTGGGATGATCTGACTGCTGAGAAGCAGCAAGAGTGGAAAGATTACCGTCTTGCGCTATTGGCATTGCCAAACAATTCAGCAGGCGTAAGTCGCGTTTGGAATGAAGAATTAGATGATCATGATTGGGTAGGTGCTACTATTCCAACAATGCCAGAGTAAAAATTTCAAAGAGGTCAAAATGAAAGGTGAAAATTTTATCCGCGTTATTGATGACGCGGTGACGCATGAGCAGTGCAACAGACTAATCCATTATTTCGAAGAAATGGAAAAGATGGGTTTTGTTGGCTCTAGGCAAAATAAAGAAGGCGTGCCACCACAAATAAAAAAAGATGATTCATGCGATGTAAGCTCAATCTTAGCCAAGATGATTGGCGAGTTTCCAGAGGTTGGTGTTGGTCAAATCATTACGCCATTGCTGACTGATTATATTATTGAGTACGCAACAGGTATGTTCGGCAAAAGTGACTTTACTGAGCTTCCTGTTTCACATTCAGGTTTAAAAATACAAAGAACAAGACCGTCATCCGGTTATCACATTTGGCACTGCGAAGATTCATCAAGCACTGGGCATTTTAAAGCTCGAATCATGGCTTGGATACTTTACCTTAATGATATTGAAGAAGGTGGTGAAACTGAGTTTTTGCATTTGTCAGAACGCGTTCAGCCAAAGGCAGGACGTTTGCTAATGTTTCCTGCCGGATGGACACACGCCCATCGTGGCAATCCACCGCTGAGCGACACCAAGTACATTTACACAGGTTGGATGGAGTACGTTGGATGAAGCAGTCATGGCAGATGTGGCAATCACATATTTCTCCTGAAGATTGTGATTCAATGATCAGAGAATTACGCAAACTACCGCCTATTGAAGCTGCCACTTTTGGCGGTCAGGAAGATTATCGCAACAGTAACGTGCGTTGGGTTGAAGATAACGAAATTCGCAATATGATGTGGTGGCACGCAAAAGAAGCAAATCGTCTAGCGTTTGGCTTGGATGTAACTGACGCAGGCGGCGTTCAATTCACAGAATACACGACAGAAAGCGGTGGAAAGTACGATTGGCATCATGATGTTGATTGGACTAGCGATGCAGCGTTTGATCGTAAGATTAGCGTGGTGCTTCAGTTATCTGACGGCAACTACTACGAAGGCTGTGATTTTGAGTTTGACGAGGTGCAGAATCCTGACCCTGACGCATTACGGTCAAAAGGTACGATTATCTGCTTCCCGTCCTATTTGCGTCATCGGGTGACAGAAATTACCAAAGGTAGTCGATACAGTTTGGTGGCTTGGTTTGAAGGACCACGTTGGCGGTAAACTAGCATTTGGCATTGCCGCCACTATCTGCCAAAATCACGGTAATACTACTCAGGGGGCGATATGGCTCTAATTCCATTGAAGATACCGGCAGGCGTTTATCGTATTGGCACTGACTTTGAAGGCTCAGGTAGATGGCGTGACGCTAACCTAGTTAGGTGGCATGGCGGCTCAATGCGTCCTGTTGGTGGATGGTCTGAGCGTACTGACGCATCAAGTGATCACACAGCTCCACCACGCGCCATGCATACATGGATAGACAACAACCGTGACTCACACATTGTTACAGGCACTGCAAACGAGCTACTACATATCACTCCGGCAGGCACAACGGTAGACATTACTCCATCAGGCTTTACTACTGGAGCAGCAGATGCGGCGGTAAATACAGCATTCGGTGGTACATATTTTGGTACGGGTTTATATGGCGTAAAGCGTCCTTATTCTGGCGTATTCCAAGAGGCT